TCATTGGAGGTGAAAACCTGATAACAAGATTGTCTGGCTTGCTGGCCAGGTGGTCCTTGATCCATGCTTCACGGGTGGGCATCCAGTGCTTGGTTGCTGGTGTTGCTTCGCATACAGCATAAATTTTTTTAAGATGGTCTAAGTCCTGAACGTCGCCGGCGTCATGCCATCTAAAATAAGTTGATCGCTTGACTTGAGCTGTCATTGCTTCGATCCAGCGACTGTCTTGTAATGATTTTAATCTTACATATTGCGCGGCCTTGATGGCTTTGTAACGTGTATAATTTCCTTTGAGCGCATAACAGCTGGCGCAGACTGAGCCTTTAACCTTCCTGAGCTTCGAGCCTGTTTTGCATTCCCAGGCTGGCAGGCTATAACTGAGTCCAGGCATTTTTGACGTACGGGTCAGGCTGCCTGTAATTTCTTTTGCTTCTTTTACTTTCATAATTCTTTCTCCCATATTCTCCTATAACAATATAATTCTTCCTTGTCAAGCTTGCTGTAATTCTTCCTTGTCAAGCTTGCTGCTTGACGCTTGCAGCTTGCCGCTTCCTTCTTGTAGCCATTGGCCGCGAGCCAGCGCCAGTGGTGAATTAATATTACCGGGTTGTCAATCCTTCTACTCATTTTGTCCGGGCTCCGAGATTGTTTGTATCCGAACCTTTACCAGGGTTACTGGCTTGCGAAGCGTTCTCTTCAGATAGTCTCTGAATAAAACCTGGGTATTCCGTCATCATATCTTCACCAAAGGCAGCTTCCCAAGCTGCCAGTATCTGTGCTAGATTATATTTTGTCATCTTCTTTCTCCCATCTTTTCTTAGACTCTTCCTGGTCCTTCTTTACTAGTCTTAGAACTTCTTCCAAAGAATTAGCTATACGCTGCAATTGCACCGCGCATAAATAATCATTGTCTGAGTCATCCGGAGCATCATAACCTGTACGTGCTGTTGTGTATTGTGTCATAATTTATCCTTTCTAAATTCATCCTATCATATCCTGGACCAGCTGTCAAGCTTGAAGCTTGGGGCTTGCAGCCTCAGGGTCGATGCACAATGCACCGCCCATCCCAGCTGGACCAGCGCAGTAATACCAATTGCGCTTGCACTGATCCCAGGTCCATTGCAATTGTACCCATAGCGGTTCTAGAAACCTATACAATAGACCAGGGATCAGTTCTGATTGTTTCAGACTTAGCAATGCTTTGCTGTCACAACCAGAAGTTGTCCCAATCAGAGATTAGGGTGTATAGCTAATTCTTCTAAAATCTGATTAATCAAATATAATGCTTGACTATCCTATTGTCAAGTGATAATTTTAATTATGCAAAATAAAACAGAAAGAGGAAACATGACTAAAGAAAAAAGACAAACTCTTAATGCAGATAAGAGAAAAGTTATTGCAGATATATTTCAAAGTCATTTTGAAGATAATTCAAAATACAAGAAACAACATCAAGACGCAATAACAAACTACAATCTAATGAGAGAACAAGCAAAAGTTAAAATGAATGACCTTGTTAGGTTTCATCAACCACAGGAAGATGTAGATACAATCAGAAAAATGATAGGAAAATACAATGATAGTGGTGGGGATTTACACCATGATAATTGTTTCTATGTTCAATCTGATACACCTCGTATGGACAAAGATTATAATGGAAATCCAAAAGAAGTTTATGATGAAGTGCAAGTTAAGTTTGACGCAGATTGTGATTTTCTAACTTCTTATTATCGTGATGAGTTAAATGCAAAAGGCATTGACGCAGATTATGATGTTAGGGTTGATAATAGTGGCAAAGATAAAAGTCCAACTTATTACAAAGCTGAAACTAATGTAAGAAATCATTTGGGATTTGGTGGTCGTAATGATGAGAGTGGTAATAAAATGTATCACAAAGATGAATGGGAAAATGACTTTAAGATTTGGGTTATTGGAACATCATACTGTCATAGTAGACAATTCCAAACTAAAGACTACGAGTGGTTTAATAAATTTAAGTCAGCACAGGAAAATGTAATTCTTGCTCACAAAAATCTATTTGCTCATGTTGAAAAGAAAATGGAAAAACTACGAATGGGTTTAAAGTCTTATAGATACTTTGACCAAGCAAAAGAGTTAGCTGATAAATTAGGTGTTGTATTAAATGAAAGTGTATTGAATGAAAGTAGTTCAATGGCATTATCTATTTATAGTCCGACTAATTTAGCTGATTTATTAACTGATGAAGTTGAACAAACTAGAGAGGAAAAAATAGCAATAGCCAAACAACTATTGCGAGAACAACAAAGTGTAAATTAACATTTGACAACCTATCCTATCAATGATAGGATAGGTACAGAAAGAGAGAAATACATTATGGAAAACAACACACAATTTAGAATAACTTATTATTCTAACAAAGATAAAAAACACATAACAAGAAACGCAAAGTGGACGGACAAGTGCAGATTTTGGACTAGCAAACAAGGTGCAAAATTAATGACATACTTTGACATGGACGCAGACAATTATAGAACTGCCAAAGGCAGTTGGAAAGTGAGGTACTAATGATTGATTGGAATATAGTTTTATATATTGGATTAGTTTTAATGACATTTGGTTTTGGACTATTCTTATATGCAGAAATGAAAGAAAGAGAGATTGACAGAAAAATGGCTGAGAACCAAAGGTTCATTGACGCAATGTTGAGGGTAAAAAAATGAGCGACTATAATTGGTGTCATGGTCCGAAGTGCCATACTAATCATACACAGGACAGAATAAGAGGTGTCCAAGGTTCTAAGGTATTAAGGACTAGAAAGATAAAACAAACATCATGGAACGCAAGGAATGTCTGGTCCCACTTTTGTAGTCAAGGTTGTTACACCGACTTTATGCATGAACATTGGGAAGAACAGATTAGACTACACCCTAGAACCGAGTGCCTTGAAACTCCAATAGATGTAGTTGTAGAAACTCACACCGATTATCATGGCAATCCATATAAACAAAAAAGAATACAGGCTATTGACAATGCTTGATTTATCCTATATGATCCCAGATATGACAACACAAATAAAAGCAACAAACCCATACTCTGGCGAGTCTGCAATGTTAACACCAGAAGAACACAAGTTATACATTGAGATTAAACAAGCAGAATGGGACGAGGACTATGACGTAGTTCGTAAAGGATTAGACAAATTTAGTAGAATGAATGCAGCAGCATACATGACATTACTAGATTAACTCTCTCTACCTAGGCGCTAACGCGCCTAGGTACACAACACATGGACCAATAGAGGTACCACACCCACATACAAAAAACTTTGCAACTATATAAGCAATCCCCCTAAATAAAAAAGGGGTCCCACTACTCTCGGTTGTATTGCTTGATTTAGACAGTTAATGGTGGTAAAAAACTTATTGAACACCTAAGATGGTGCAAAAAATTTTATAAAAATTTTTATGAATTTAAATAATATAGATATAAGTAAACTACCTGCTGACGTTCGAAAAGAATTACTAAAGCTACAAGTAATGGTAGCCGAAAAAAAAATTAAAAATAAAGCTAAAGATGACTTTATGTCCTTTGTCAAAGCTGTTTGGCCCGAGTTTATTGAAGGCGCACACCACAGAGTTATAGCAAAAAAATTTAATGACCTTGCTACAGGAAAAATTACGCGTTTAATTGTGAACATGCCACCAAGACATACTAAATCTGAGTTTGCATCTTATCTTTTGCCAGCGTGGATGGTGGGCCGTAATCCAAAACTCAAGATTATTCAAGCAACTCACACAGGTGAACTTGCTGTAAGGTTCGGTCGTAAAGCAAAAACACTAATTGATAGTGAAGATTATAAAAAAATTTTTGATACAACACTAAGAGAGGACAGTCAGGCTGCGGGACGTTGGGAAACTGCCCAAGGTGGTGAGTATTTTGCAGCTGGTGTTGGCGGTGCAATCACGGGCCGTGGTGCAGACTTATTGATTATTGACGATCCACACTCGGAACAAGACGCAATGTCAGCTAGCGCCTTTGATAACGCCTACGAATGGTACACATCAGGTCCACGTCAGCGTTTACAACCAGGAGCCAAGATTGTTTTAGTTATGACGCGTTGGTCAAAGAAAGATTTAACAGGAATTTTAATGGATAATCAAAAAGATGTTAAAGGTGATCAGTGGGAAGTGGTAGAATTCCCGGCAATCATGGACCACGGAGAAAAGAAAAGACCTGTTTGGCCACAATATTGGAAAATGGAAGAGCTAGAAAAAGTAAAAGCTACACTTCCGGTTGGAAAATGGAATGCACAATGGATGCAAAAGCCAACTTCTGAAGAAGGTGCACTAATAAAACGTGAATGGTGGCAAAAATGGACTGACGATGACCTTCCAGACTGTTATTATATTATTCAAAGCTATGATACAGCGTTTTTAAAAAAAGAAACTGCCGATTACAGTGCAATTACAACTTGGGGAGTGTTTTATCCAAACGAAGATAGCAAACCAAATTTAATTTTGTTAGATTCTGTAAAAGACAGGTTTGAATTTCCAGAATTACGTCGTGTTGCATTAGAACAATATCAATATTGGAATCCTGACATGGTAATCGTTGAACAAAAAGCATCTGGTACGCCGTTAACGCACGAACTAAGGCAAATGGACATTCCGGTGATGACATTTACCCCAAGTCGTGGTAATGATAAGCACGTACGTGTAAATTCTTGTGCACCACTGTTTGAAGCTGGCATAATTTGGGCTCCTGACAGGAAATATGCAGAAGAAGTTATTGAGGAATGCGCGTCATTTCCATACGGCGATCATGATGACTTAGTCGATTCCATGACTATGGCTGTTATGCGATTCAGGCAGGGAGGTTTCCTACCCCATCCAGAAGATTACGAAGACGAAAAACAACCACCTAGGAAGATGGAGTATTATTAATGGCAGCAAATGCAGTAACAAAATTTATAGCAGCTTTACAGTCTCTTGTAAGACAAGGACTTAGTAAACAAGCAGCTGAACAATTTGCTAAAAATGAATTTGGTGAAATTAGTAAATTTTTACAAAAGAGAATTGACGATGTATATAAAAATCCAAAAGGTGAGGGTATTAAAAGTATAAAAATTAAAGATGAAGTGTTTGACGACACTGTAGTCAAACTACCAATCGATGATATGGGTAAACCTTTTAATCCTAACAATCCATTAAAAGAATATGGTAAAAAAGGAAAAGGTAAATTTACTAAAGCAGAATATTTAATTCAACGTTTAAAAAATACAATTAAAGCAAATCCTGACGATGCATACGTTCAAGAAAATTTTCCTAATTTTATTAAAGAAATAGAAGCTAACCCAGATCTTGCTAAAAACGAAAATGTATTTAGAGAATTAGGTGGAGACTTACCAAGTAATCAAAAAATAACTGTCTACGATGATGACACTTTAGATTTTGCAACATTAAAACCTACAAAAAAATTTCAATTAAACAAAGAAAAATTTAAACAAGATTTTAATGTTACTGATGATGAAGTAGAAAGAATAACTAAACTTTCTTCAGATGAACAACAAAAAACATTACAAAAATATATTGATAAAGATTTTAAAGAACGAATTGAACTTTCTGATTATGACGTTACAGATTTAGAACCAAATGCTGAAGGTGGTATAGTGGGTTACTACACAGGGGGTATGGTTGACGTTGAGCCAAGTCTATCTGACATCGGTCACGGTTCAGATGCATTGATGGCTAGAACAAGATTAATGTCACCAGGTAGTCAAGCAACTACATCAACTGGTTTAAATTATTTACTTGCAGAAGATAATGACAACATAAGAGTTCCGTTTGGAAATGGAAAAAATTTTGAAATGTATTTAAGAGAACGTGAGCAAATAGAACGACAACAAAGATTAGAACAATTAATGAAAGAGTATCAAGATGACATGAATAGAAAAAAAGTTATGCAACAAAAACAAGAAGCAGCAGAAGGTGGTCGTATAGGTTTTTCA